ACATCCATCTCCTTTGCCAGATGGATACCAACAACCAGCAAACCATAGAAATACAACATTATGAATGAAGAAAGCAAAATCCTCGCCTACATTGAGGCACTTACAGCCGACACCCTCCTATGCGTGCTCACCCCCTTTGAGCGTACCCTCACCTGCCAATACCGTGCAGGCATTGCCAGCGATGTGCCCGAGCGCGTCAAAAAACTCCAAGCGTGGGTGCTCTCCCAAGAGATACAACCCCCTCAGTACCTCTACGTCCAAGAGGACGAACCCACCCTTTACTGTATTGACCCCATCACCCACGAGCACAAACCCCTCTCAGAGCACCCCCTTGTCGCCCAACGCTCGCACGTCAAAGCAATTTTAAAACGTATTTAATAACCATTTAAAAGATAATTAAAATGACAAAAGAAGAACTAACCACAGAAATATCTAAAATATTGAATGAAATCAAGACAACCTTCACAGCCTATGCCAATGCACAAAATAAAGTCTTTAAAGTCTTTGAGGTAATAGATAGATTTAAATCTCTTGCTTATGAAACAAAAAAACTTTTCAGTGAAGAAGAATTTATTAAAATCTTCGTTGCTGATTTAGAAGAAATACAAAGAATCATAGAGATATGTGAAGAAAACCATATAAGACTTGAGGACATTTTTAATTCATAACTATTTAAACAATAAATAAAAATGACAAGTAACATCAATCTCACACAGCTCACCGCAGAACAGCGTGCAGAATTAGCACGTCAGGCACAAGAACTCAACAGAGAAGAGCGCAAGCGCCTCGCCGCCGACCGTAAAGCCTTCAAAGAATGCTCCGAAGAGTTCGTAACCCGCAACATCGACTTTTGGATCTCCCACCAGTCCGCAACCGAGGAAGCAATCAAGAAACTCTACCAAGACTTCGAGGCAATCAAAAACCTCAAAGCCTCTGCCTATGGCGAAAAGGTAAACGACTTCGACAGCCACACCTCAACCCTGCCCGACGGCTCAGCATCACTCACCATAGGCTACAACGTAACCATCTCCTTCGATGGCACCGAAAGCGCAGGCGTACAGAAGATAAAAAACTTCATCGCCTCCCTTGCCGACGACTCCGAGAAAGTGCAGAAGCTCACCAAGATGGTCAATACCTTCCTCCGCCCCAACGCCAAAACAGGAATGCTCAACCCCGCCAAAATCATTGAGCTCAACAAGCTGCGCGACGAGTTCGCCAGCGATGAGTTCGACGAAGGGCTCGATATTATTTTCGCCGCCCAACACCGCCGCCAAAACAGTATGTACGTCAGCGGATGGAAGTACATCACCCTCGACGGCTTCCCTAAAAAAGTAACCTTCCGATTTACCGTTTAACAATTATTAAATCAATAGACAAATGAAAAAATCAACAAACACAGGAGCCTTTGCACTATTGCTCCAATGGTACAAAAGCAAAATTGAAATCATTCAAACACTAAAAAGCCAAGAAGGAAGAATTGCAATGCAATCACCAACATCAGGAGAGGTTATTACCCTCACCGAAGAGCAATCCCAAGGCTTTAAAACTGCAATGGCAGTGGTTGAAGGGCTTCTAAGCAACTTTCCTATAAAGGAAAAATAAGAAAAGAAATAAACCATCTAATTCGCTTGCAGTCGTACTGCTCCCGTACAGGCAGGCATCAGGGTTCAAGCCCCTGAGCGGGACAAATAACAATTAAACAAGTAAAATATGTTTTTCATTACTAAAAAAGATAGTGAAACGGGTAAAAAGTTTCAGAAAATTTGTGAAAAAATAGATTTCTGCCATAAAGAAGCTAAAAAAATAGCTGAAAAATATGGATTTAAAGAATGGTATGAACACCCTGTATGTGCAAGTGGAGGAATATACAAAGCACATTTTGACAATCCAGATGAAGTGGATTTATCTATTTGGAGAAAAGACCCTAATAATCAAGGATATATTCCTCGTAAAAACACTAAAAAAGGAAAAAAATTGTATGATGAACTTCAAAATCTTCCTGTAGTAACATCAACAGAATTAAATTTGTGTATTGGATGGGAAAAAGGTATAGTTCACATAGGATTTAAAGAAGGTAAAGAATATTTTGGGTTTTCAACTAATAGTAAATATGAGATAATAATACCAAAAGATTGTCGTGAAATAACAGAAACTGAATATAACAATATCTAAACAAATGAAAGCAATCATATCTATTAGACCAAAGTACGCCGAGCAAATACTAAACGGCACAAAGCAATTTGAGTACCGAAAAACAAGCATCAAGTGTCCTGTAAGCAGCGTGCTCCTTTACGCCACCTATCCCATTCATAAAGTAATCGGCGAGTTTACTTTTAGCCATATTATCAGCACTACCCACGAAGAACTATGGCAGCAGACCCAACACGCCGCAGGCATCACCAAAGACGATTATGACCACTATTTTAGTGGTAGGAAAGTAGCCCACGCCTTAGCAATTACCAGCGTTACGCGCTACCCTCAACCCCTCGAATTAGAAAAACACTATGGCATATACTACGCCCCACAATCATTTATGTACTATGAAGAACCACAAGAGGATATAACACTAAAAACACATAAGCAAATGAAAAATACACCAGAAAACACCGCCCTCCGTGAGCAAACCGCCAACGAGCTCACCGAGCTCTTTGCTGACCTTGGTGGAGACTGTCAAGGACAATATTTCAACGACTGCAGCAAAGAAGCCTACAAATTAGCCACCAAACTACGCCCCCATCAAGCATAAAGCAAAGAACTATACCTAAATCAATAAACAAATGAAAGAAAAGATATTAGTAATAGCCGACGATGACTTAGACCTTAATGCACCAGTAAGATGTGATGTGCTTGAAAATATTGAATACCTAACGCCATTTACAGGCTGGAAGTATATTATTGTCATTGATAATACAATAATGATAGCTCCTTATATGGCAGAAATTAAAGAAGGTGTCTGCAAATTCAGCACAATGGGCAGAGGTATTGGAATATATCTCAATGAAAAGGATAAAACAGTAATGCCTTTTGATCATGGTTGTGGCGAAAAGCCTACGGGAAAACTCATATGGAAATATACCCTTGAGAGAGAATACAGAGGCATTTATACTATAAGGGATTTTGTTGATGCACTACAAAATTTCTTAGAGTATGCCGATAGTGAGATGTGGTTCAATTTAGAAATGAATAAGAGAGTGGAGAGTGTGCTCAGGGGCGTAGAATTTACCTGCACACTCCCTAAGAAATATTTTTGGTAACTAAATAACAACTAAAAACAATAACCAATGATAACAACATCCCAGCTTCGTACCTTACAAGCCGAACTACAAAAACGCTTCGGCAGCGATAGAGAAGCCCGCCTCACCTTTCTCGGTGAGTTCTTCTCTCAACCCATCAAAACCACCAAAGAACTTACTGCGGTACAAGCCTTCGTAGTGATCCGCTACCTCAAAGGCGACAAAGTACTCCCCAGCAGCTACTTTGCTGCCTTCGACAGTAAGAACATCAAGCACCGTACCATCCTTGCCCGCTGTATGGAACTCGGATGGCGCAACCCCGACAATCCCCAGTACGCCGACCTCTCACGCCTTGGCTCCTTCCTCATCTCCCGACGCAGCCCTGTACGCAAGCGCCTCTTAGATATGAGCGACAAAGAACTCTCTAAAATCATCTATGCCTTAGAGCAAATCCTCAAAAAACAATACGCCAAATGATCCATACAGAAACTAATAATACGGTGTGCGCGTCGCCCTGTTCACCTTACACAGGGGCTCCAATGCGCTCCATCGACCCTTACCTGTTGCCCTATAAGCTCTCAGGTAGCTTCCTATACCTTGAGACCGACGACGGCAAATGGTATCAGGGCACCTTTCGAGGCTTAGACTTCAATGATGACAACCTTATCATCCTTGATGCCGATACTGGCGAGTTCCCCACTAATAACACCCTTATTGGTATATATATAGACACCATCACTCAGTGCTACGAAGAAACTTAAAACAGTAATGAAAATGGATAAGAAAATCAAACTAATACCCACCAACAGACTGGAACTCTCCTTTGAGAAGCCCAACAATCTACTGACTATCCAAGTAGAAGAAATCACTCTAAGAGGTTACCCTATAAGTATAGACGCAGATTATAAAACCTTTACCATTAGTGAGCCTTGCGATACTAATATCTATCTGCTTCCCATAGAGAATATAAAATATTGCTATCAAGAAATATAAACAATGAAACTCTTAATCAAAATCACCACAGCCGTTGGCATCAGCCCTACCCTCGAGGTTGATTACAAGCACGGACAACTTTCTAAAATCACCCTCAAAAAAGGGATACTACCCCCTGACTATTGGAAGGCTATCGGGCATATTCTACCACCCACAGAAAGCGATATAGAAGCCTTCAAACAACAATTTGTAGGCAAAGTAAGCTATCAGAAGTCAGAAGGTAGTAATCAGAAGTCAGATAGCCTTTACAAGCAATTCCTTGATGAATGGTTTGTCTTTTACCAGCGATTTGCAGGAATGCCTCCACGGTTCAACGTTGCCGATGGTAAGCACCTTAAAGATCTCATCACCTACTTTAAGAGCCTTACTAACACCGAAGAAGAAGCCTTTGCCTCGTGGAAAGTACTCTTGGAGAATTGGCATAAGCTCGATGATTTTCACCGTCGAAACACCGATTTGAAGTATATCAATAGCAACATCAATAAAATTATTCAAAATGCAAAAAAAGGTAATAACAGAAGTCCCCAATATAGCGATGCCTTTAAGCGAGAAATCCTTGAAGGATTTAGAAAGTAACATCCCAAGCGATCAGCTACCAGTGCTCAGTGGGCAGCGGGCAGCAGTGAGCACAGAACCCTCAAGAGCAATAAACATCGCACAGCTCAAAGAGAAATACATCACTCTCTACTCACCTCAAAACTGCCTTTCACACGTTGGTAAAATTCATAGTACCCTCGAAGCTGTCAATCGCAAAGCGCCTACTATTAGTAGCTTCAAGAGAGAATGTGGCGAAGATTTCCAATGCAGCCTTATAAAGGTATGGTTGGTATATCTCAACAACATATTAGGCATCTCTCGCCCAATGAGTGAAGACCAAATCCGCCTGTGTGCCACCCAAATCATTGACGATTTTGGTTACCTACGTATGAGTGAACTCTCCTACCTCTTTAAGCGCATTATCGGTGGTGAATTTGGCGAGTTTTACGAAAGCCTTACCATAGCCAAGGTGCTGACCTTCTTTCGTGAGTATGACAAAGAGCGTACTGAGGTGGTTGTAGAAGAGCGTGAACGAGAGCACGAAGCCTTCCGCTATAAGGAAAACAATACCGACACCCTGAAAGATATCTACAAGCGTCGCCTAAAAAAATTATATCCAGCCTAAGAGCACTACAAAGGGCTCGTATATAGATGTTTTGCTATATACGAGCCCTTTACTTATACCCCTTTAACAACTATTTGCATATTTACACACTTCTTCGTATCTTTGCCGCCTAAATACTTCTTTATCCTATGCAAACAAAACGACCTAACACCCAATACAAGCACAAGTGTATTCGTGATGACTACGCTCTTATGAGTAAAGACAACATTTATAAGCACGACTATATTGTCGGTAAACTATCGGCAAAGTACTACCTCAAGCCCCGCACTATTGAGAACATCGTCTTTAACCGTGTGGGATAAAGTAGTTGTTCTCTCCCTTCTCATCTTGCACCTGTAACGATGCCTTCACCCCTTCGTAATACTTCATTGCGCTGGTGTCTTGCAGTTTGCACTCAAAGCTCACCTGATAGAGATTGCCCGCGCCCCCTGTATCCACAGGGGCAAAAGCTGTGCGGCGCATACTGCTATAATTCTCTCCCGTAGTGCCGTGAAAGATGCCAAATAAGGCGTCCAAGCTCTTTGTAAAGTCCAGAGCCCCATCCATATTATAAGCCCCGTGGAAAGTATCTAAAAACGTCTCGTAAAAGAGGTAAAAGTCCACTTGCAGGTCTACTATCTGTGCCAACTCCCCCGCATCTTGGGTGCTGTTACTACGAAAAGCAATGAATACCGCAGGGGTTGCAAATGGGTGCTCATCTTCTAAAAAGCCCACTTGATTGTGCCACAAGTCTATCCAGCGTATCTCAGGCATCTTCTCGGTGATGCGCTCCGCCAATTCTCTGTAAAGGTTCTGCCAATTCTCCATAGTTATTCAAAGTTTAAATTTCGTTCTGCTTTTCTAATCTCTTCAAGGATAATGCCCTCAAGCTTCTTATCCAGCGTGTAGCTCTGCCCGATGTATTGTCGCTTAGGTATATGGATGGTTAAGCGGTCTTTCTTAGTGAGTGCCATCCACTTATAGCGTTCCTGTTTTGTCTTCTTGAACATCGCCCAAAAGTAGCGCCGCATACGCTCTGTTACCTTTACGGTGATGGTGCCGCCTTCGTTGTGAATAGCGGCATAAGGCAAGCCTTCGCCTGCTGTAATCATCACCTTGCTCAGGTCAGCTTGGGCGATGCGCAAGCTGTTTTTCAGGGCAAAAGATTGTGATAGTGTCTTATGAGGCAAGGCATCGCGCCTACGCACCCAAGGGATAAAAGAAGCATCTGTAAAGCCTTGTTTTATGAATGACTGCACAAAAAAGTTACGAGCCGTCTCAGCGATGCGCTTCGGTGTATCTTTCAGAGCCTCACGGGCTAAGGCTTCAAAGTCGGGGATGTTTTCCATACGCTTTAAAAACTTTTTAAAAATATTTTAAACAAAATGCTTGCAAGTTCAAAAATACTTCGTACCTTTGCAGCGGTTCAGTATTACACTGAACGCGGGAGGCGTGCGAAAGCACTCTTACCGCTCCCAGTAAAAAGCCTTGATAGTAATATCAGGGCTTTTTACGTCTTACTTTCTTAGTGTTTTTAGTTTGGCGATAACACTCTCTGCATTCTCCAAAAGCTCTTGACGTGTAAATGAAATAGCTTTGTCTCCATTTACAAAGTATACTTCTTTTAGCCATTCTCTATCCTTAAAACTCATTATTTTCCCTTTGAGGTGTTTGGCTATATCTTCTGCTCTCCATTCTTTAAATCCTGCAATATCATATACAATACTGTTTGCACCTTGCTTTCTTACGCTTTCTAAATTACTTTTGACAGCTGTATAAGATGATATTGCCTTTCTATCTGCTGTATAGTTATTAATTTCATACTCAGGGTTTTTAACACTTACTATATTGGCATCTATATGAGCTCTCACTTTTACAGATGTATCTAACTCATCAGCGATCACCATAGCAGTCTTTATATTGTCACTTAAGTCCTTTTCATCGGCAAAGGGGCTTACCTGTACGCTTGCGCCATTCTTAGCCTCATAAACAGTGGTGTAAGGTGCTGCGAGCTTACTGAGTTCAAAGGCTTTCTTAAAGTCAGGCGACTGCTTCGAAAGCGCAAAGTAAGGGTGTGGTTTGCCACCTTGGCTGCTGTCTTCCTTAAATACTTGCCCTGTGATGCCCACATTGCCTCTAAATTCTTTTGGCAGTTGCTTATCAGTAAGGGTGGGTGCGTTGCCCTCTGTTGCAGGCTCTGCGGTCTGCACTACGTAGCAACGGCAACGCCAGCCATTGGGTGGGTAGTAGGTTTTCCAAAAGTCGCTATCAAGAGGGGCGATGTAGCCTTCTAAAAGGCGGTGCTCATCGCGTACTCTGTTGTCGCCTTGGGTTTTGTACTTGAGGTTAGGGTATAGGTCTTTGCTGCGCTCAAACTCTTGCCAAGCAGCTGCGTGATAGCCTGCTTGCTTGGCAGTTTGCCACTCAGCTTGTAGGTAGTTTTTGTTGTACTTAGGGTTGAGCTTCTGCACTTCTTGCCAAAAGCTCTGCCAATTTTTACCCTTCTCAGAGGCGAGTATACGGTTGATGTCCTCAGCCATTACGAAGTTCTTCGCCCCGCTGAATTTAAAGAGGTTGCGCTGCATTTGTAGCACTTCAGGGGCAATGGTGCCCGTCTCTTTGTTTACGCGCATATTCTCAGTGCCAAAGCCGCTGGCAAGCCCTCCGTTGAGTTCTTTGTAGGTTTTGCGTATGTACGCATTGGAGAGCTGCCCACGCTGCACTTTGCCCTCGTAATGGTCGCGGGCGATTTGCTCCATTACTTTAAGCCAAGAAGCCATATCAAACTCAGCTTCGAGCTTTGAGCTTTCAGCTTTCAGGTGGGTGTGGCAATCACAAGCAAGCCCATCGTAAAGGGTTTGAAGGCGTTCTAAGGTTTTTCTCAGTTGCCACGCTGCATTTTTATTGCCAGCTTTGAGCTTCGAGCTTTCAACTTTTAGGTTCGTCAGGGCTTTTTTTTTTCGTTCCCAATCGCTGTAAGCGTTGGCGTGGTATCTTTGATGCCTACGATTTTAAGCCCTGTGATTGCCTCCACCTGCTCGGGGTCGAAGTCGGAATGTGCGC